GCAATCAAAGACTATAAAAATAAACAGATCGTTAGTGCATCAAGTTAAAAAGGATTATGAATTTGATACAGTTTTACAATACAAAACAAAAGATGGTTACAAAGGATGGATAGTAAAAGTCCGCTCCCTAAAGTAGATCATGGAGAAGATGTTGTTGATGATGAGAATGAATCAACAGAAGGAATTCTTCAGAATATTTTACCAATACCTAAAATGGAAAAGAAAAATGTACCAGAACATCCATACTGTACCAATTGGCCGGTAGGAGAAAAGAAACATGAAGACATTTAAAGAATATAGTTATCAACAAAAACTTGACAAATACGTTAGTGATGAAATCAAGAAAAGGAAACTTGCAAGGTTTCCTGTAAATGCCACCGATGATCATAAGATGAAAAAGGAAAAACCAACTTTTAAATTTCCTTCACCTACTGGTGAAATGATGATTCATGTTTGGTTAAGACCTATGGCAAAACCAGCAAAAAGCCACACAAAAGCATTCAATTATCAACTAGAGGACAAGTAATATGAAAACTTTCAAGAACTATTTAAAAGAAGAAGTATTTTATTGGTATATCATAAAAGGAAATACAGAAAAGGGTAAAGTAGCACACGTTGGAACAGAAAGAGAATTAAAACTAAAGATAAGAAAACCAACATTTCCACCTAATCATGTTCTTTTGAAATCAAGAAAAGATTTAAAAATTGGTGATAATTGGAAAGGTTCTATGGGTGTGTCTGAAGAAGTTGAGATTGATGAAGCACCATCAAAGTCAGTATCAGATTACTTAAAATTTGCCAAAACTCAACGAGGACAGGGCTCAACCCCAGTACTTGATGTTAAAGATGTTGATAAGTGGACTACCGAAATAAAAAAAGGAATAGATGCAGGGTGGGTATCTGTTGGAAGTTCTACTTTAGGTGGTGATGAAAATGTTGCCATATTGATAAAACTTACTCTAGAACCAGAAAAAGATTGGCCACACAAGATATTACAAAATGCAACTTATGGTATGATTCGTATTGCAACTGATGGAACAATGGAAATGTTTGCCTCAGATAGAAGAGTAAAAAATATGAGGAAGACAAAAGTTAAATCTGCCAAAGATGTAGTAAGTAAAATCAATGTTTGGATAAAGAAGGCATCATGAGAAAATTTAACGAATATACTTCCTTTGAGGATAAGATTCTTGGTACACTCAAGAAAGGCCCATGCGATCTTATGACACTTTCTCATAAACTCAAAGAGGATATACTTCCAGTAGGTTCTATGTTAGAACATCTTAGGGTTTTTGATAAGGTTGAGATGTATAAAGAAAAATGGCAAATAAAAAAGAAAAAATGAGGACAATCAATTGAGGGAGATTATGAGTTATTCAAAGTGGTTAAATTCTAAGTTTTACACATACTGGGCTGCAAACAATACTGTATATGGTAAAGAGGATGAAGTATTTTTAGTTCATAGAGATTTAGAATCATATCGTGGATTCACGTATACAGAATGCACAGAATTGATTGAAGACAAATTGAAACTCAAAGGTAAAATGAATTTTGTTGATAATGATAAAGAGGCAGAAGAACTACAAGGATATATGAAACAATTCATAGAACACGTAGATGCAGAATATCTATCAAATTTACGAGGCGGACAATGAAAACTTTTAAAGAATTTTTTACATTAGGTGTTAATAAACCCACTAAAGATCAAATTCAAGATTACTTGAATCGGTTAGGTAGTGCTGTAAGATTGTTGTCAAATAAAGACCTAATAAGAAGTATTGAGCGTTATTTTAAAACTATTAAAAATTTAAAATTAGATCGGGCAGGAAGAAGGGTATTGTCCTTTGAACAAGTTAATATACAAGAAGATCCGCCCCCTGAGGATGCAACAAAACAAAGAGTAAAAAAGTACAAAAAAGATACTCCTGGCGAAGATGAAAAAATTTAAAGAATACATAGAAGAAGCAGAATATCAAGGGAGAGAGGTTGAACTTAACAATCCTTTTCGTACTCCTAAGGGCCCGAAGAAGTTTTCAGTTTATGTGAAGAACGAAAAAGGAAATGTAGTGAAGGTAAATTTCGGAGATCCTAATATGGAAATTAAACGAGATGATCCTGCAAGAAGAAAGAGTTTTCGTGCAAGACACAATTGTTCAGATCCAGGCCCCAAATGGAAAGCAAGATATTGGAGTTGCTATCAATGGAGAGCTGGAGCAAAGGTAGATAATTAATGAAAACTTTTAAACAATTCACAGAAGAGATCTCCAAGAGAGATCTGGATCAAGTAGAAAAATATGCAGATAGATTATTTGCTGCTGTGGGGATAGATGTTGAATTTACCAAACATTTTCTTGACAGAGCAAACGATGAACGAAATAAGAAACCAATATCTACTGCTGAATTAATAAGATTATTCAGATTAAGTTATAAAAAATATGGTAAGAAAATTCCGAAGATGGGTGCAAAGGCTCAAGCGGTTATCCATGACATGGAAACGGACATCAATATGCCTTTTGTTCTTAATATTGATAGCTCAGGTATGCTTGATCTTGTGGCTAAAACTGTAATGAGAAAAAAAGATTTTAAAACAAGTAATCAAAAATTAGAGGTTTAAAAAAAATAAATAGGTGTAATATAATGAAACTTGCGACACAAAATACAAATCATCTTTAGGGAGAGTCAAATGTACTGTGTACATTACGAGAAGACACTTCCCCCTTGGCATATCGGTGTGGATAAAGTTGAGGCGGAAACTAAAGAAGATGCATTGAAGGAATTTTATAAACGACATGATTCTACGGAAGATAGAGTCAGATCTGTTAATAAAATGCAAAGCACCTACCCCGTAAAAGTTATGTAAGATGAAGATGTAGTGTCATCCGCAGATGGGTGACACTACTGATTTTTGAGAATATTTAAATAGGAAACATATGGCAGACGATTTTGATTTTGGGTTTAGTGCAGTATCTACTGAAGAATTCAAAAAAACCCAAACAGACACAGAACCATCACAAGAATCTTCTTCAAGTGTATCATCTGAAGAATTTGATGAGTTGAGTAAAAAGATAGATTCTATCTCAAGTTTAATCAAGACACTTGGAGATAAAGAAGATACAAGCCTGTTTGATGAGACAGGAGAAAAGATTTCCCGATTAGAGGGGAAAGTAGATAAGATTCTTGCAATGGAATCTTCTCAAGTAGCAAATGCGTTGAATGAACAAGGAAGTTCAATACGTGCAGTTATAGATGAAGTAGAAGAGAGAAAGGGCGAACTAAACGAAAAGTTCGTTGGTAAACTTAAAGAGTTGGAGAGTTTGGTTATACCGATGTTGAATGGTCTGATGAAAAATGCAGACAAAGAATACATTTACTGGCCCAACAGGACTCCGATATTAGAGAAACAAATAGAAAAGGTTTACAGTATAACGAGGCCAGAATGAAAAAATTCAAAGAATACTTAGGAGAAGCATTCTTCAAAGTTAAGATTCCAGATGTTGCACCAACATTCATAGAAGCATCAAGTGAATCAGAAGTTAAAATGAATATGCGAAAAATTATGAAACCAGATGCAGTAAAAGAACTTGAAATAGAAAGGGTTACTCCTGCGGAGATGAAGAAGATGTATCGGGATATGGCACAGGGCAAAGAAGAAGAATAAAAAATAATAATAATAATTGAGAAAGGATGGTATGTTTGATACTATAATTAATATGATTAAAGCAGTCTTTAATAATGAAGGATTGAAACAGAAAAAAGAAAAACAAAATGTTGATCTTAGAACAATGACTAAGAAACAGTTGGAAGAACATGGTCGTTCTCTTGGTATAGAGTTGGATCGTAAACAAAACAAGAAGAAATTGATTGAGACTCTAGAAAATGCTTCAGTTTAAAGAATACTTAGATGAAGAGGTCAGGTGGGCAGGAAGTCTATCTGACAAATTATTTGATATGGGAATAGGATTAACTGGTCTTTGGTTGCCAATGTCCACTCCTATCTTCAGAAGAATAGGGCTGGATGATTTTCGGACAACTTGCTTTCATGTAACAGATGTAGAGGGATATGAAGGTATTAAAAAGATGCAGGGGCAAAAGAAGTCAATCTCCGCATTCTTTGAAATGCATGGCAAATATATGTCAAGAGGTGTACAAACACAAGGTGGAGTGGTTCTTGAATTAGATGCAAACATTCTTTCTGCATGGAGAGAAGATGTGATGAGTTCACCAGACAAAACTGGCAGAAGGTGGATTCAACTTAGTTATTTTGGAGGAATGTACAGAGTAAAAGATGATATTGATGCGATGATTGGTGGTGACGGAAAGAGAAATTCTCTTTTTGAACTGATAAAAGATCTTCTTAAAAAATATCTTCCCGGCCAACACGCACACAAAGTAACTTTATATAATGCTACTGAAAAAGATCTTGGAAAATATTGGCAGAACATGGGAATTTGGTTGAAGAAAGAAAAAGATTATAGAAAGATAATGGGTAATCTTGTTAAGGATTATATTGACGGAGTTGAGAAGGTGATGAAGGCTCATGTGAAGAAACTTCAGAGTATTTTCAGATCATACTTGAACAGAAGAACTACAGACACATCATGGGATGAAATCATTGTCAATATGGTTCAGATACAGAAGGTTCATCTCCTAGATAGTGATGCTTGGCATAGATCATCAAGTTCTGGTGATCCAGATGAGGATGATTATATGGGTTACGAGGATTTTCTCAAAAAAGTAAAAGCAGATGGTTTTAAAGGAAAGTATTGGGATTCTGAAATGGATTTAGAAATTTACATTAGACAATTAGTTCAATCACAGGCAAAGAAATGAAAAAATTTAAAGAGTACATAGTAGAATTTGATTCACCAACAATCTATTGTGATATGGATGGAGTTCTTGCAGATTTTGTCAAGTTCACAATGGAACATTTGGGTCATAAATTTTCGGATGAAAATTGGCACGAACTACCAAATGATCTGTTCTATCAGTTACCCCCAATGCCCGATGCAAAAATACTTTGGAATTTTATAGAAAGACAAGCACCACCACCCTTTATTCTTACTGCAATTCCAAGAGCAGGTCGTGGCCCAATCTCAGAAAGAGCTGCACAGGATAAGATGAAGTGGATGAGAAAACATTTTGGTGTTAAAGAAGCACGTATCTACGCAGTTAAGAGAATAGATAAAGCAAGATTCGCAAAAGATGGTAGAGATGGAAGACCAAATATCTTAATAGATGATCATATTAAGAACATTCAACAATTTCGTGCAAAGGGTGGAATAGGGATACATCACACCTCAGCATCAAATACTATCAGAGAATTACGAAAATTGGGGTTCAAATAATTATAAATATTAATGTAATTTAAAATCACTAGGAACTATTATGTTTAAAACTTCACATTTACAAGAATTGGCACGTAGATATTCATCTATGTATGCACCTGAGCCGGTTGAAGAATCGGATACGAAAGAAGATCACGTTAAGCACGAATGCCCAAAATGTAAGGGTGAAGGATGTGAACATTGCGATGGTAAAGGGTATCATGTTGAGGACGAAGACGAAGATCCAGTAGGAAAGAACGAAGAAGTTGAGATTGAAGAGCATTGTGGTGAATGTGAAATGGGTATTGAAGAAGAAGTTTCCGAAAAAGATTATGACTCTTTAAAGAAAGGTGATACTATTACAATAGAATATAAAGGTGCAATGTCTTCTGGTAAATCATCATTTAAAGTAACTGCAAAAAATATAGTTGGTAAGGCCAAGGTAGGTAAAGTCACACTACAGAGTACTAAAAATCCTAAAGGTGTTAAACATTTCTTGTATAAGAGAGGTAATAAAGTATCATTTGCACAAGGTGATATGGCAGCATCGGTTGTGAAGTATACAAAAGAAGAAGTTGAACTTGATGAAATGCCCAACAGAGCAAATATGGAAAAGATCAATTCTCTATTGAAGAAGTATGCTGGAAAATTCAAGTGGAGAGATGAAGAACTATATGTTGAAAAGGGAATAGAAAAAGATGTTGCGAATCGGATAAAGATTAGTGGTTTAAATATGCCAACAATTAAGATTTCTTCTAATCCAATGAGAGAAGAAGATGAGATTGATGAAAAGAAAGCTGCAACTGGTTACGAACTGTATCACAAGGATTTCTCATCTGCAATGCAACACGCATATGCACACGCAAAGAAAAAGGGTGTTATTGTAGATCCTAAAGAGATTGATGATAAAGTTGCAACTGGCCCAAAGAAACCATCAAGTGGTAAGACCAATCGTTACATCTTAGGAACGAACACAAAGAAAAATGTCCACATTCAAGTCGCAAACTTAGACAACAAAAGATTTGAATTGAATATGTACATTGAGGGTGCGATTAAAGAGTCTGCACTTGATAAAGTCAGAGGTATGATAAAGGAAAGATCCGTAACACAGGATAAGTTCTTTCCGAAAGTGCTAATGGATGGTATTAGAAAAGTAATTCCTGGCGTCAAGTTAGTGAGACATACACTCAAACATCCAAGATCCAAAGAAACAATACCTGGCCTCGGATTACAATTATCTGGTGACAAGGGAATTAGAGTGATGATTCAATATGACAAAGAAGATTCTCCAGCACCAAAAGGATTGGATAAAACTATTGTTGACATAGATCCAGAAACAGGAAAGAAAGAAGTTACCGATACAAGTCTGAGAGATGGATATGTGGTGTGGGTAAACGAAGTCGGTAAAGTATGGAGTAAGGGCGAAGTCAAATGGGTTCAATCAAAAGAGTTCAGAGATCCTAAAAAGGTTGTTCAATTTCTCAAAACCAAAGTCAAGAGAATGGCGAAGGAAGAAGTTGAGATTGATGAGAGTAAAGCATTACAAATAATAATGGCATTGGATGATGCAGGAATTAAATCCAAGAAAGTGAAAGGATCACAACAAGTTAGTGTTGCAAAAAAAGATTATAAGAAAGCACAAAATATATTACGTCCTGAAGCTGGATTGCGTCCTCTTTTGAAGGCCGAAGAAGTGGTTGTTGAACGAGAGATGACTGATGCAGAGAAAGACAAACGAGAAGAAATTGTATTGTCTCTCAAGAAGAAAACCAAAGATTTCAAAGAACGATATGGTGATAAGTGGAAAGAAGTAATGTATGCTACTGCTACTAAAATGGCCATGGGAGAAGAAAAAGATAAAAAAGAGTCCTCTTCAAAAAAGGATAAAATAAACCTCAAACCAACAATGGACGAGACAATGAAAAAGTACAAAGATTTATTAAAAGGACTAAAAGAAAAAAAGTCTACCACAGAAGATACTGATAAAGATACGCCAGGAACACAAGGTGATAATGCAGAATGGCAGAAAAAACGATCAGCAGTTTTGAAGAAATTCGGTGTTAAATCTTGTGCTGCACTTGGAACTGAAGAAGAAAAGAAGGCGTGCTACAAGGCATTAGATGATGCACACGTTGCAGACCACGAAGAAGAAGTCAAGAAGGAACAAGTAGAAGTTGATGCTCGTAAAAAAGGTTATAAAGAAGCCATAAAACGAATTGAAGCTAGACGAACTAAGGTTTCAGAAAAAGAAATTCCTGTTAAAGAAGCGGTCACATTGGGTGGAGTAGAGTATGGAGAACAGGATTTTGATCATGGTGCAAGATTGGATCATGCCGCACCGAATCTAGACATCAATATGCGTATGGCAGAATTTACAGAACAAGGATTGGAGGGCCCTTACCTTTTTAAAGGAGAGACATATTTCTTTGATCGTAAAGTAAATGGATGGTATTCATTATCATCTGAAGATTATGTGGATGATGCAACTAATGCAGAATTGGGGTATCATTACACTAGAGATGGTGGATACAAGAAACAATTTTCGTCATAATTTTTAAAGTTTAATAACAATTAGGAGATCAAAATGCCTTTATGGGGAACAGGAGCTGCCGGGTCAACAGCTATAACAAACAAACCTAAATTTTTGCCAGACGATTCAAATAGTCCTTATGATGTAACTCAAGGTTATGCCTCTAACGAAGGTTGGATGATGAGAAACGGAGCCGCAACTGGTAACGGAAATGCCGATGCTGATGATGAAATACTTGTCGCAATTGGTGGTCTTGCAGGAACATCAACATCAACTGGTCTGAAGCGTCCAACAATCACAAGAGTAAGATTCGGTGAATCTGCATATACTGGTGCAGTTGCAATTACTGTTGAAGTAACTTGGGATGAGCAAATAAAATATGTTGCTGGTACAGCAGGAACATTAGCAGTTGTTTCTACTGGAACTAACATTACTTGTACTGCAACACATATTGATGGTGTTTCGCTTGCAAATAATTTAGCAGGAAATACAGTAAGATTTTCGGGTACTACTGTTGATGAAAATGCAACATTGAGTATTGCAGATGATACTGTTCTTGGAGATCCAGATCTGAAAAGCGTTGATTCTAGTACAGCATTAAATGCTGCAAGTAAAACTATTACTGCTGCGGTGAAAACTCAATCTGGTTATGCTACAAGAGCAGTTACAGCATCATAATTATAAACTAAGGAGAACAAAATGCCTTTATGGGGAACAACTGCAACTGCAGCAACAAACAAACCTAAATTTTTGCCAAACGATGCAAATAGTGACTATGATAAAACTAAGGTCTATGCAACTCAAGCAGGTTGGGTTCGGAGAGCAGGAACTGCTGCTACTGGATGTGGAAACACAAGTGCTCAAGAAGAAGTTCTTGTCGCAATTGGAGGACTTGCAGGAGCATCTGCATCGGTTGGATTAAAACATCCAACATTAACAAATCACAGAGTCGTTACTTCTGCCGATCATGGAACTTCAAACAATATCGTATTTGAAGTTTCCTATGATGAGAAAGTAACGTATACTGCTGGAACTGCTGCAACTCTAGTACTTACAGCAGGAACAGGAACTAATGCAACTGCAACATTAACTCATGTAGATGGTTCTGCTTTGGCAGACGGAACATCTGGAAACGTGTTAAGGTTTACTGCAACAAGTAATGCTGCAACAACCTATGATCTTGCAGATGATGTTGCAATGTCAGATCCAGATTTGACTGATTCAATATCTACTACTGCTTTGGAGGCTGCATCGTACACGTTTAGTTCGGCAGTCAAATCTGCAATAGGATATTCACAGATTACTTGTGGGTAATTGAAACGTATAATTTTGTTATAAATAATTTAAGTTGATCGTCTAAGGAAATTCCTTTGGGGAGAAATGGTTCTCCCCGATCCTTAGCGGTAATTAATCTCAGGTGCTGAGTCCCAGCATCTTAAGCCTAGGAGAAAAAACAATGGCAGATAAAAAGATAACGGCATTAACATCCATCGGTACAGCAACTGCGAGAGCAGACTTGTTGCACGTTATTGATGATGTTGCAGGAACGCCGACAAACAAAAAAGTAACAATTGGTGAGTATACAAATGCTCTCCATGCACCAGTAGTAGTAAGTGCTTCGGGTGCGACACTTACCGAAGCAACTAATGCTGGTCGGGTGAATTGTGTTCCAAACGTAGCTGGAGATATAGCATATGTATTGCCTACTCCAATTGCAGGAATGACATTTGAGTTTATTAATTCACAAGGTGCAACCAGTGGATTAGCAGCTGCAGATGGTCATGATGTTCAAATTGCAACTGCAGGCACTTCAATCTTTTATGCTGGTTCGGTAATGCATCACGATACCAACGAAACTGGACAAACTTCTGCTGCGGTTTTTCCTAATGGTACTAATCACTACAGATTAAATATATTGTTACACGCCGGATTCCATATTTGGTTAACGGCAGTATCAACAACTGTTTGGGCGATTAGTGGATGGGTAGCTAGTGTAGATGCACCTACATTTACTTAATCAGTAATTGGTAGTTATTTGGGGGAATTAATTTTCCCCCAATTTCTTGAAACATAATTAAGAGTGAAAAAGTATGGATATTAAAACTATTGAAGAAAAACGTGAAGGATTGATTACCAATTATAATTCTCTTGTTGACAAGAAGGTTGAATTGGAAAAGCAATTGGAAACTACTAATAGTGAAATTCTTCAGATGAGGGGTGCGATTCTTTTGTGTAATGAATTCGTGGAAGAACAGAAAGTAGAAGATCTCACACCTACAATCAACGATTTAGATAAAGAGAAAGATGGCGGACAAAAGGATAAGTGAATTAAATGCACTTACAGCACCAGTAAAAGATGATCTGGTTTTAATTTCAGATTCATCTACAACAGAAACAAAAAAGATTACAATTCAGAATCTTTTTAAAGTTCCTTCTGCCAATACTGCAAATACTGCTGCAATTTCAAGTGCGGCCGCAGGACAAGTTGTATATGTATCAGATGGTGCGGGCGGAAGTCCTTGTCTTGCAGTATACAACGGATCTAGTTGGTTGAGGATAACTTTAGGGGCTGCAATTGCATCATCGTAACATGAGATAAGGTATGAGCCTTTTTGATGATTTGAATGAAACAAATTATATTATGTTTGCAACTAAGTACTACATTAATCCACAATGTACTTCAGTTGAAGAATTTAATGATGATTTGAATAAAATAAAATATGTCAAGAGATTGTTTAATCGGTTTCTTGAAACAGGAGAGTTGAGGGTTAATCTTATACTTAACCATTTGATTGTTATCTACAATGTGTTTGAAAACGAAGCCGCAACTCGTATGTTGTTCTTCAGAGTAGAAAAAAAGTTCTATTCTATCCTCAAACCATTTTTGATTTTTCTAAATCGTTTGCCCGATACAGTTAAGGGTATAAACGGAGAAGATTTGAATACAAAAATTATACCATTGAATGAGACAACAATTAAGGAACTAAGGAAGATAGAATAGAATGGGAATCCTCGCAGGAATTGGAAATATATATTTTGTTTATCAGTTTTTGAAGAAACTGGTAACTCCTTTTGAAAAAACAAAAGCATTTGAATTGGGAATCGTAGATGAGAAGGGTAATATTCTCAAACGAAGAAGAGATCTGAAGACACAAGACGAAAAAGATGCATATACTCTTTCAGACACTTTGATATGGAATATTAAAAAATTAATGGGGAAAATCCCAGGCGGTAAATCTAAAATCGCATCTTATGCTGCTGCACTTTTTCTTATCAAAGAAGAATCAGAGAATCCAAACGCAAATTCAGAAGAATTAGAATTACAGTTTTTTGATAACTTTGAAAAAATTTATAATGAAGATTCGGAATTTGACACAAGAACTTTAAACAATCTAGAAAAAATTCTAATAGAAGATGCGCCTACTACAGTTGCTGGTGGAATTGCAACAAGAGGGAAATCTCTTGGAGAACCACCAAATGGTATGGTCATGAAAAGGTTTGCAGGAAAAGATGTATTTGCAGTAGATCCATCTTTATATCATAAATCCCGGCTTGGAAAAAAACGATATGACAGATATAAAAAATATGTTGGTGAAGACGAAATAGGAGAATATATCCGTTCATACGCAAGAAAGTATCCAAAGAAACCCATTATAGTGATGGATTCTTCTACAGGATGTATGCAATACCTTAGACATGGAAAATAGTTATGATGAAATTCAAAGAATATTTGCAAGCAGATGCAAATGATTCAATAGAACAAGTGATGAGCGGTGAGTGGATCAATAAATCTAGGTCTACATGGAAACTCACAGATAATGAAGATAGTTCGGTTGAAATACATAATAATGGTCACGATCCAGAATTGAATGGTGAATCGTGGTCGGTGCATAACAGCACATTTGCACCGAAAGCGTTTGCACATTTTATTAAACAATTCATAGAAGAAGTTAGACCAGCAGAGTTAATGTATGCCCGAACACGAATCTATCCTACAGCTTAAGTCAGAAGTTCAGACTCTTAAAATAAAAGATGAATATCGGTCTAAAGAACTTGATGGCCTCATGGTCAAGTTATCTGATACTTCTACCAAACTCAATGCACTTTCAGAAAATATTGGTAGATTGTTGGCCGCACAAGATGTCAACAGAATGACTGATAAAGAATTTCGTGAAGAGATGAAAATTCTACACACTCGTATTGGTGATCTTCAAGATAAAATGAATATGATGATTGATAAGACCGAAACACGTATGAATACTGATATAAATTCAATCTACAATAAATTAGAATCTCTAGAACGATGGAGATGGATTACCATCGGTGCTGCTACCTTTGTAGCATGGTTACTCACTCATGTAGTACCAAAATATGTGAATTAGAGATTGACTTTTTGTTATGAATGTGATATACTTACAGTATCACAATAAAACCACATCTAAAATTTATTATGCCTTCTTATATTGATACTAAGTACGTAAATCTTATATCTCTAAGACTTCCTATGTTTAAAAGGAAGAACGATGGACTGTATAACTTTCGTTGTCCATTTTGCGGAGATTCCCAAAAAAGTAAAACTAAAGCCAGAGGTTATTTCTACCAGAAACGAACCGATTTGTTCTTTCGGTGTCATAACTGTGGTCAAAGCAATACCTTCTCCAATTTCTTAAAACAATTTGATGGAGAAATATATAAAGAGTATGCCTTGGAGCGATATAAGGAAGGAGTAACTGGCATAGGAACAAATACACCCAATCCAATATTCAAACACGAAAAACCAAAGTTCCATACTAAGATAGATTTACCTAAAATTTCGGAACTGGAAGATAATCATTTTGCAAAAAAATATCTGGTCAATCGTGCAATTCCTTCTCAATTTTTAAGTTACCTATATTATACAGAGGATTTTAAAAAGTTTGTCAAAGACATGACAAAGAAAGATTATGATCTGAATGAAAACGAACAAAGAATAATAAT